TTTTGGGTTACAATGCGGAGGGATAGGACAAATTGCATCAGGAGAAGCATTATTAGGTGCATTAATAACAACTAACTTTCCTCCAATGTACACATTTGGATTGGCCGCTTGTAATGCTCCGCCACCATGTGTATTAGGATTGCCATCCACTGCCGTTAACAAATTATTTGTATAGACATTAGGATTTGCGGCTACTGTACTAGCACCGCAATTTCTTGGATCTGTATCTCTATGGACCTGTGGCATTAAACTACTGTTAAACCTGTTGTACTTTGTGTATATGTACTAGCCGCGTCTTTCGCGGTTTTTACAATACATATAATATTATTTAGTTTAACTGTGTACTTAGCGTCTTGATCTACTGTGAACATAAAAGGTGCTAAACCTGCGCCTTGTTGCCCTGCTACGAGCATCAATGGCTTTCTTAGAATAACATCTGTGCTTGTTTCGCTTTCAAGTGTGGCAACCATTTCCTCACCTGAACTTAATTTAATGCTGACAATGTCGCCAACTTTATAGGGGGTTTGAATAATCATAAACTTTCTCCAGTTCCATTAAATCCTGTATTTTCAACATATTCTGCTAACTGCTCATAACCCCCAATTATATCGCCGTTAATAACAATTTGCGGAACAGTTCTTGCATTTGGAATTGCTTCAAGTAATTCTTCGCGGGTGCAGTTCACGCCAATTTTCTTTTCTTCATAACTTACTTTCATTCTTTCAAGTAAGTTTTTTGCTTGTACACAATAAGGACATTGGTCTTTACTGTACACAATTACTGTTGGTCTCACCATATTTTTCTCCGTATGTATGTTGTTTAATATTTATTTAAGGTGCCGTTGTCTTACAATCCATACTTGGCTTTAGAGCCATTGTAGTTGGCTAATACTTCTGAACTGCTCAATGCTCTATCATACACTCGCATTATGCCCACCCTGCCGGATAACCAACCCGCTGTTGACCCCGAATAGGTCGTGAGGTCCTGGGCTCCGAACGCCAGGTACCAACTGCTTTCTCCGTCGTCTCCGGGACTGTCAAATGTCATCGCCACACCGCCAGAGGTGTTTGCTCCATTCACGTAACTCGTGAGTGTGGTGCCGTCATAGGTCCTGGCCACGTGCTTCCACGCACCCGTCAGTGATCCCGCGACACCAACGTCACGTGTGATGGCCGTGCCGTTCCACAGTCCCGTGATGATCTGGTGGAATGGTCCCACCTGTAGGATCTGTGCGCCAGCGAAGTGATATGTGGACGTGGCCGGGTCGTTGGTGGAGCCCAGGTCACTCCATAGGCTGTCATTTGAGGCATTGGCGTAGACCCACATCTCCACAGTGTGTGTGTCCGCGGCGCTGATGGCATCATACAGGTTAGGAGTGACCAGATAATCGTTCACACCATCCAGGGTGAAGTAACCATCCGCGTTGTAGGTGGCACCCACGATGGAGCCGTTGCGGCTGTTGCCGCTGGAATCCGTTAGAGTTGAACCGCTGTAATCTTCCACCAGGTACTGTGCGTACAGGCCTGATGTCACCGCGGTGTATCTGTAACTGTATTGATCGTATAGATCCGAAACTTCGTCTGCTGTTAGCACTTTATTGTAGTATTGAACTACTGCTAGTTGTCCGTTAACGTAATCTACCACTCCGTCAGCCCACCAACCCGCACCAGCAATCATATCACCAGTGGTAGGCGCCATAGTATCACTGTTAGTAGTAGTGCTAACAAGAGAACCATTGCGATAGAGTTTTATTTCAGATGAACTTACAGTAGCAGTAAAGTTATACCAAACACCTGTAGTAACAGTTACGGTGTCTTCTGAAAACACAATCGAACCTGATGTGTTCACAATCATAATGCTAACTCTATTAGATGTTCTGCCGTCGCCAATACTGGCACTAGTATTCTTTTGAAAATAGAACGATCCGTATGATGTTGCTTGTGACGTGTCTTGACCAACCATTGTTTGCCAACCAGTTAGGTCATCCCACTTAACCCAAACATTTAACGAGAAGCCTGTGCTACGAGTTGGTTGTTCAGAAGAGCCTAGGTTAACATATTGGCTAGTGCCGTTGAAATCAAACTGACCCATAAACGCATCGCTGTATGCAGGAGAGTTGATTAGAGTAGCACCATTCCAGTCTGTACCTGAACCACTATAACTGAAAGCATCTAGGTTGTATTGTATGCCACCATTGGGCCATACTTGTGTGCTACCAACATAGATTTTATCAACAGTGCTTGAGCCTAGTTTAACTGCGTCAATAGTATTTGAACCAAACTTCATAATGTTAACCTACAATAAAGTAAACTGTTGATGCATTTGGAGTAATAGCGTCATACTCTGCCTGTGTTAATGATACAATGTTAGTAACCTGATCAGCACCTGTAATACCTGAAATGTCACTTTGAACAACATTTGTTGGAATATCACTTGTTAATGCTACAGTACCACTTGCGTTTGGTAAATTAATTACATTGTCAGCAGTTGGATCTACTGCTTGTAGTTTTGTTTCATAGGCATCGTCTGTAGTACCTTCAAAAGCAATGCTTACAATACTGTCAATGTTATCATCTAAACTTAAACTTAGGAAGTTAGTTGCTACCTCAATATTAATTTGTCCTGTTGTGCCCAGGAACGTTAATGTTTCTGTTGCTAGGTCAAAAGTATGTGTACCTGTATTACCAGCAATTCCAAATGTGCTACCACCTGACTGTGCTACCCAGGCATAATCTGCGCCATCCCAACTTAACACTTCGTTAGCACCTGCTGTGCTTGTGTTTAAGTGTGTATCCACGTCTGCATCAGCATAGTGTGTTAGTAAGTTAGTTGTGTCTGTTAAATCACTTACATCTGCTGGAATGGTTGGCTGATTAGTTAAACTGTTATAGTCTCCATCAAAATGTACTAACAAATTAGTTGTGTCTGTTAAATCACTTACATCTGCTGGAATAGTAGGTGTATTAGTTAGACTATTATAGTCTCCATCAAAATGTACTAACAAATTAGTTGTGTCTGTTAAATCACTTACATCACTTGGAATTGTTGGAGCACCTGTTAATGAACTATATTGTCCATCAAATGTGCTAAATGAACTTAAATCAGGTGGAGTATATGTAAAAACACCATTTGTGGAATTATACGTCAACAAACCGTTGCCGCTTGCTGCTGTTTGTTGTACTGAAAGGCTACTTAATGTAATTCCACTACCTAACCCACTGATTAATAATTGGCCACCGGGTGTTACACCATCTCCAATGCGCCAGATAGTTGGATCGTTATCATCAGTCCAAACATCATTTTTATCACCAATATAATTGGTAGCATCAATAGATGATTCAACGTGTAAACCGCCTATTTCAAATTTTCTAATATAATTAGTAGCCATTACTCACACCCTGCCCGTTGCTTTCATGTATTTATTAAATTTAAAGCGATAAACCAGCAAAAGTGTCCCTACTAACGTCTTGCTTGACGCCTCCAATAACATAACTACTGATTTCTGTTTCCTGCGGAGCAACCTGTACTTCAGCACCACTAATCCATTTTTGTGTCCATGGTAGTGGGTTTGCTTGCGGTGTTGTATAAGGACATTTGAGACCCAATGCTACCATACGTTTACAGCAAATCCATTCAATGTAGTCGTGTAACAATTTAGCATTAAGACCAATCATGCTACCGTCTTTGAACAAATAGTCTGCCCATGCTTTTTCCTGCTCAACAGCATCAACAAACATTTTAACAACGTCATCATGACACTCTTCAGCAATACGAGCAAAGTCTTTGTCTTCTTTTGTAAGCACTTTGGATAGCATATACTGTGTGCTTGCTAGATGAATATTCTCATCACGAGCAATAAACTTAATAATTTTAGCATTGCCTTCCATCTTTTTAAGTTCAGCAAATGCCCATGAGCAAGCAAAACTTACATAGAAACGAATGCCCTCAAGAACATTTACACTGTTTAGACACATCCAAATCTTTTTCTTTAGTTCGTATTCGTCAATAACAACCTTCTTGCCATTAACTGTATGTGTGCCAGCACCCAATAACTGGTAATACTGACTGTATTGAATTAGGTCGTCATAGTAACGAGTAATGTCACCAGCACACTCAACAATTTCCTTGCTGTCTAGCATACTGTCAAACACTTTACTAGGGTCACTGTAAATGTTACGAATAATATGTGTGTAACTACGACTGTGAATTGTCTCACTAAACGCCCAAGTTTCTACCCATGTCTCAATCTCAGGTAGAGTGATCAGTGGTAGGAAAGCAAGGTTAGGACTACGCCCTTGAACACTGTCAAGTAAGATTTGACGCTTTAGATTAGATGTAAAAATATGCTGTTCATGATCTGTTAAATCTTTAAAGTCTTTGCTGTCACGACTCACATCTACTTCTTCAGGTCTCCAGAAGAAACCTAACTGTTTATCAGTTAGTTTATCAAACTGCTTATACTTTAATGTGTCATAACGTTGCATACCCAAACCTTCATCTAGGAATGCCATTGCTTCGACGTGGCTTTTCTTTTGTTTAACGTTTAGAACAGACATGCTTTTCCCCTTAAATTACACAACTTTCACAATAGCCATCGTCTTCTGCTCCAGGCGCTAGTTCAGTTTGCTCTTCTTTAAAATCAATCTCACCTTGTCCATCATAGGTGTTGAAATAATATAATTGTTTGCCGCCGTACTTGTAAAACATTACAAGATGTTGTAGCATAACACTTAGTGGAATTTTTTCATCTTCATAAAATTCCGGATTGTAACTTGTGTTTACACTGATGCCTTGATCAATGTATTTTTGTAATACAGCCATAATTTTTAAATAGCCTTCTGGGCTCTTTTGATCCCATAGTAAATCGTATTTATTTTTAAGACGTGGATAACCAGGTACTACCTGCTTTAAAACACCATCCTTACTTTGCTTGACACTGACAAACGCACGTGGTGGCTCAATGCCATTTGTGCTATTACTAATCTGTGCTGATGTTTCACTAGGCATGAGAGCCATTAGTGTACTATTGCGAATACCGGATTGTTTTAATTGCTTACGCAATCCTTGCCAGTCCATACGTTCAACATGTGGCACGAGTTCATCCACTTCTTTTTTGTACGTCTGATTAGGTGTAATGCCACGAGCATACTTGGTTTCACATACACCACTAGGAGCACCTTTTTCAACTGCTAGATCAGCACTTGCTTTAATTAGATAATAACTCCATGCTTCAGCATACTCGTCAATAAGTTCCAAGTTTGGATCTTGATAGTTTGTGTCGTTTTTAGCAAGCCAAAATGCAAAGTTAACAATACCAATACCAACAGGGCGTCTCTTCATTGTGCTTAGTTCAGCGGCTAGAACAGGATATTTTTGATAGTCTAGCAAAGCGTCTAGTCCACGCACTGCAAGTTTGCATGGCTTTTTAAAATCTTCTGGATGCTTAATAAGACCCCAGTTGATAGCACTCAATGTACATAGGCTAATTTCACCTTCTGGGTCATCAATGCGGTTAAGAGGTTTTGTAGGTAAATCAATCTCACAACACAAATTACTTTGATGAATAGGAGCAACCTTCTCGTCAAACGCACCATGTGTATTAGCATGGTCTACATTCATCAAGTAAACACGGCCTGTGTTCTTGCGCTCTTCCATAAATGACGAAAAAAGTTCCTGGGCACTTACACGCTTTTTACGAATGTGTGTATTGCGCTCTGCTGTTTCATAAAGACGCTTGAACTCATCCTGATCATTAAAGAATGCTTCATACAAACCAGGAACGTCACTAGGACTAAACAATGTAATTTCACCACCAGTAAGTAGACGCTCATACATTAGTTTGTTAAACTGTACACCATAGTCAAGGTGTCTAACTCTGTTGTCCTCTGTGCCTTTATTGTTTTTAAGTACCAACAGGTCTTCAACTTCCAGGTGCCAAATAGGATAGTAAAGTGTAGCGGCACCGCCACGAACACCACCTTGCGAGCAACTTTTAACACTTGCTTGAAATAATTTATAGAAAGGAATGACGCCAGTGTGGCTTGTATCACCATTCCTCACAGGACTGCCAATAGCACGAATACTACCGGCACCTACACCAATACCAGCCTTTTGACTTACATATTTTACAATAGCACTTGATGTAGCATTGATACTATCTAGACTGTCATCAGTTTCAATTAGAACGCAAGACGAAAACTGTCGTTGCGGAGTACGCACACCCGCCATAACTGGTGTAGGTAGGCTCAACTGGAATGTACTAATAGCATCATAATAATCTTTTACCCAACTCATACGTTCATCTGCAGGGTAATCAATAAACAGTGTTGCCGCAATCATCATATAACATACTTGCGGTGTTTCAAAAATTTGTCCAGTAACACGGTTCTGTGCGAGATACTTACCACGGAATTGTTCCATTCCTACATAAGCAATATCCTCATCACGCTCGTGTTTAATATAATTGTTCAGTTCTTCAATTTCATCATCGCTGTAACTTTCAAAGAACTGTGGGTCGTAATATCCAAGTTCTGTGTTCTTTTTAGCAATGTCTTTTAAGTGCCACGGTGTGAAGTCACCATATACATTTTTACGCAAGTGGTAATTAATCAACCTACCCGCTACCCACTGATAATTAGGCGTCTCTTCACTGATAAGATCCGCTGCTGCTTTGATTAGTGTTTCTTGAATGTCTGTTGATTTGATACCATTGTAAAACTGTAAATGACTACGAATTTCTACTTCACTAGCACTAACGCCTGTAATATTTTCACAAGCATAAAAAACTACCTTGTGCATTTTTTCTAAGTCTAAGTATTCTCTCTCCCCATCTCGTTTGAGTACGGTTGTGTTTACTGTCATTTTCTTACCTTAAATTAGTTTACAATGTTTTTATATTTAACATAGCATATTTGAAGTTTTATACTATGTTATTGTTATTTGACAAAATATTCTGTGTTCCAACGTTCTAAAATTTC